AGCATCCATTATCTGCTCTTCAAACATTTTATTGGCTTGTTCAATTATTGGTTCATCCATTTGAATTGTTAATCCAGTTAGTTTATTTATTTCTTTAACTAACCATTCTACTGCTGTTTTCATTGTTCTTGTTGTTTAAAAATAAAGTGTCAGCACTTTTGTATTAAGCTACTTACGACTATGCAATCGGGGAGGTGTTGGTTATCTACTCCATCCACTGACACTATAATTTATTGTTCTTGTTGTTTAATTAATTCTTCCAACCATTCTACTGCTGTTTTCATATCTTACTTTTAATTACTAATTTTAATTCCCCGTTTATTTCTCGTTCTACGCTATCGTGAATAACATCTAAATATTCTTGTCTAAATTCTACTTCGTGCCATTTATCTTCGATTTGAACGCTTTTCTTTTGATTGTGATACATTTCTATTCCCGTGCCTATTAAGTCCTTTAATTCGTCTAAAATTAGCCTTAAATCGGTTTGTACTGTCCACTCGAAAGAAACACTAACTCGTTTAGTCCGTTTTTTACCTCCGTTACCGTTCATTTTGTAAAGTTTAGTATTGCATCTAAATAATCTAAATATAGCTTTTCGTTGAACGAACCTCCTTTATCTTCAGGACAAATCTTTGTTTTCCACTTGCGGCTTAAATAAACTACGTTCGGACGGTGCGGAAAATACGTGTTAACCGCGTTTTTAATTTTTGACTTCATCTCTTTTAGTTTTAGAAATTAATACTAAAGATAAACATAATACGCCAGCACCTAATAATAAATAGCTTTCGTAGTTAGCACCCAACAAAATAATTATTGAGTTAATTAAGATTCCTGTTCGTTTTTTCATTGTGTTTTTTTAAATGATATACGCAAAACTAATATAAAAGTTTAATATAACAATACTTTTTATTAAAAATAATTTACATAAATAACAAAACCCCTGATTTCTCAAGGGTTTCATAACACAAAACAAACAGAAAGATTTTTTAAAATGACTTAGTAACAGTTCTAACGGTATGTATCTAAGTACTATTTTCCTACTTTAAAACGTTTTACTATGAATTTAACGATTCTTTTAGCTATCAGTTTCCAAATACCGCCTTTAGATTCGACTTTCACCTCCAACCCTTCAGCGGTCTTGGATATTTCAATATCAATGTTTTTACTATCTAATTTAAATTCTTTGTTTACTTCGTCTTTTAATACGTGAATATCTACGTTTTTAGTGTCTATATCCAGTTTGATATTTGTACCGTCTTTTTCTAAATTAACGTCTACGTTATCCGTGTCAATTGTTATTTTTTTCTTTGCCATAATTATTTATTTTGTCCAACGTCTTGGATGTTTACCGTTAAAGAAAGTGTCGTAATGTATCCACGTACTATAAATTCCTAAACCGCCTTGTTTCATTTTACCCGCTGCTATCAATTTCTCGATAATAGCCGCAACTTGTTTCGGTGTGTAACCTTCTATTTTAAAATCCGCAGCTTCGCCCGTAATATGCCTTGACTTAGTCGCACCGCCTATTTTAGCGTTATGTTCGGCTGGTCTGTAACCGCTTGTAATTTTAATAGGCTTTTTAACCTCGTCACGTAACACCTGAAGATTCTTTGCAAGTTCAATTAAGTTTCTTAATACGTCCGTAGGTAACGTAAAATTATGCTTGTTGAACTCGTTTAAACTAAAATTGTTTGTTAGCTTCATAACTTATTTTTTCGCTAATTTACGACTTTTATTTTCAAGTACCGCAACCGTGTCATTTTTTAACGCTGGTAAAGTAGGTTGTCTTTCTTCAATAGGCTTTCTATTGTAGTATTCGTTTTTATCTAAACAGTTGTACAAACGTTCTTTAACGTCTTGCACCTCGAAATGCGTGTACGTTAACCATAATGCAAGTACTCCTACCGCACCTTGTTTTTTAATTATTTCAATGAATTGTGTAATAGGTATCATTTTCATCTAACTTGGTATTTCGGTAGTTCTACGTTATTAACCCAGTCAATAATATCTTGGTCGTTCCAATCTTCGGTGTACGTGTACCCGTCGAAATTGATTCCGAAATTAGCCGTAGTAGTTTTTAAAATTACAGCAGCAGAACAAACTTTGTCTATTATGTTGTCCGTTACCGTTGTTACCGTCACCGTTGGGTTTACTATTTCAACGTTGAATTGTTCAAATTTATAAGTTGCCATTTTTTATTTTTATTAAGTTAATGTTGTTCCTGTTACGGTGAATGTTCTTACTGGAAAATAGGTAAAAAATGTTGTACTTGTTTTAGATTGTTGTGAAATTAATCCTATATTACTAAGTGCATATGCAAAAGTAGTGGCTCCAATAATTGTAGTTGAACTCCAGTAAAGTCTTCCCGATGAAGATAAATTCAAAGGTGAATAATTTAATATATTATTTTGGTCATTAGCAAAGTTCATAAGATTCATTATCTCATTAACATTTGCCAACCTCCATCCACTTGTAAAAGTTCCAACTGAATAAGAAAGTGAATCATCAATAGCAGTATTCCAAGTATTACCCGTAGCTATTGCAACTCTTGAAAGACCCAACACAGTTGAACCGTCGTATGTCGACCAATCAATCACAATATTATTAGTGTACGTTGAACCGCCTAATTCGTCGGTAAATCTATTCGTGTTTCCGAAAGGATTATTACTTTCAAGTGTCGTAAAATCAGTTGCCCTACCCGCTTCTAAATCCCCATCGTCACCCGTTCTATACGAAGTAGTTTGTCCCGTTTTCATTAATGTAGCTCCTACGGGTGCTTCACCCGAACCACTACATGAAAAGTATTCTTGTGCTATTCCCCAGCCTATATCGTTATTACACGCCCCTTCGCCCCAGCCTATATCATTTGCCATATCTAATTATTTATGTTGTTATATCTCCGTATAAATACCACTCGTTCGTATCTCTTTTGTATAATGTAGCTACGGAATATTGTCCCGTTGTTTTAGTCTTACCACCACTACTTCTTAATGTCACTCCCGTATCGGCTACAATAGTAACTTGCCCAGCTCCGTATTGTGCTAAAGTTATAATAGTTCCTGAAGGAAAAGCAACCGCAGTATTTGTAGGTATAATTAAATTATTACCTGAATTAAAGTTTAATTCTACTACTTTATTTGCATCACTTAATGTAAGGGTATGTTGCGACGTAAAAGTAGCTCTTGCCCTATTACGAACTTCAGCACCCGTAACGTACTTACTTGCAAAAGTACCACCACCCGTATCTTGTGCAATTGCTATACGGTCTGAAGCTTCTAAATTACTTCCTTTTGCCGTTAATTGACTTACCTTTACATTCGCCATTTTGCTTGTTTAAATACATTAATAATTTCTTTATATTTTCGTCTTTTGGTTTGTACTTCTTCATAAACACCAGGGACTGTAGTTATTATTTGTATCCGGGTACATATCCCCGTTTGAATTACTATTGTATTCCGGGAACAAGTCGTTGTTAAATGCTATATAATCAATAAACCTTTCAGTGTAATGCTGTGCAATAGAACGCTCTTTTTCTATTAAGAAATCAATTTCTACCTTTTCAACGTTCGTAGCGTTTTCTGAATTGTGTTTGTACACCCCTTTATTCGCTATTGTATAAGCTGCAAAAGGCAAGTATTCAACCATAGCCCAATGAATCAACATTTGTTTAATGTAGTTAACTAACAAATTATTATAGTCCGTTGGTATTGTGTAAATTGCCGAAATTCTTATTGTAGCATCGTCGTTACCACCGTCAACCGTAATAACATCGTTTACTTTATAACCCGTTCCCGCCGTGTCTATATCAGCATCCGTAATTAAACCACCCGTATCGGTAATATCTAACGTTAAACCCGTTCCCGTACCACCCGTAGTAGTAACACCCGTAGCCGTTGTATAACCCGTTCCTTGGTTAGTTACCGTAAATGTAGTTGGTATTCCTGAAGTAGCTAAAATAATTTCAGATTGTAATCTTTGTAGTAAGTCAGTTCCTAAAAAATTTTGTATATGAATATCTTGTGCTATTTTAACAAACTGAATAAAATTGTCCGTGTCTACGTTGCCATTCATAGCAGTGAACTTTACAACGTCTTGTCTTGTTATTAGTAGTGCTTCTGCCATCTTATATTACGTCTGAAGGTAAATTTTTATTTCTCGGACTAAACCCTTTTAACGGTAAGTTGTTAGGGTAAATTGAAACTTCGTAAGGATTCGTTATTTTGTATCCTTTTATTTCGGCTGCTCGCGTTCCTATTTTTTCGTAACCCTTTTCAATAGCGTTTAAATCTAACATAAACGTTACTCTTTCAAATTTATGGTGACATCTCGCACCGCCTTTAA